CCGGCCGCACTGGCGGCGTCTCTTGGCCAAGTACGACGCGGCCCAGACCGTCGACGAGAACATACGGCACTGGGCCAATGCGGACAGCCTCTCGGCCGATGCGGCGAACAGCCCGGAGGTCCGCCGGAAACTGCGGAACCGGGCCCGGTACGAGGCGGCGAACAACTCCTATTGCCGCGGGATGGTGGACACGCTGTCCAACGACGTGATCGGGACCGGCCCGCGCATCCAGGTTCTGACGGGCAACAAAGAGGCCGACGCGCGGATCGAACGGGAGTTCTCCCGCTGGGCCAAGGCGGTGAAGCTCGCCAAGAAGCTCCGCACGATGCGAAAGGCCAAGTGCGTCGACGGCGAGGCCTTCGGCCTGTTGGTGACGAACAATCGCCTTCGCACTCGGGTCACGCTCGATCTTCGGCTCGTCGAAGCAGATCAGGTTACCACGCCCGACCTGAGCGTGCTTGATGGAAACGCCGTGGACGGCGTCCGTTTCGACCAAGACGGCAATCCGGTCGAGTATCACGTGCTGCGGCACCATCCGGGCGACACGGCGGTTCCGGGATGGGCGACCGATTACGACACCTGGGACGCCAAGGACGTGATCCACCTGTTCCGCGAGGATCGCCCCGGGCAGCATCGCGGGATCCCCGAGATCACGCCGGCCCTGCCGCTTTTCAGCCAGCTTCGGCGGTACACGCTGGCCGTGCTTGCCGCGGCGGAAACGGCGGCCGATTTCGCGGCGGTCATCCAGACCAAGAACCCGCCGGATGCCGGCTACGAGCCGGCCGGCACGACGTCGACCTACGCAGCCCCGGAGCCGATGGACGTGTTCGAGCTGGCCCAGCGGCTGGTGACCGTGTTGCCGGACGGCTACGAGCTGGGCCAGATCCGGGCCGAGCAGCCGAGCACGACCTACGGCGAGTTCAAGCGCGAGATCCTGGCCGAGGCCTTCGCCGCCATCGTGATGCCGTACAACGTCGGGGCCCACGACTCCAGCGAGTTCAACTATGCCAGCGGGAAACTCGACCGCCTGACCTATTCCCGGGCGATCCGAATCGAGCAATCGGACTGGGAAATCGACTGCCTCCAGCGGGTGTTCTGGGCGTGGTACGACGAGGCGGCCCTGATCCCCGGCTACTTGCCCGAGGGCCTGCCGCCGGCGGCCGAATGGATCGTCACCTGGTACTGGGACGGCTTGGAGGACATCGACCCGGAGAAGGCGGCCAAGTCGGCGCAGGTTCGGCTTCGCAGCGGCCAGACATCTTATCCGGCCCTCTACGCCCCAGCAGGACTGGACCACGAAACAGAGATGAGCAAACAGGCCGCCGCGTTGGGAATGAGCCTGGAAGAGTACCGCCGGCGCCTGGCCGACAGCCTGCTGGGGCCGACCGGTTCGACCGAGTCGCGGAGCCAGTCGGATGCCGTTACCGAAACCGCGTAAGAACGAGACGCACAAGGCCTTTCGCAGCCGGTGCATGGCCGATCCGGTGATGACGGAAGAGTATCCGGACCAGGACCAGCGCCTGGCTATATGCGAAAAGCAGTGGCACCAGCGCGTGAAGGCCTCTTCGGCTCCCGCGCATCTTTACCTGGAAGCGGGCGGCGGTGTGGAGATCGGGGCGGTCGAAGGCGACGGCGAAAAGAAGCTCCGCCGCTTTGCAGGCACCGCGTACACGGGCGGCGTGATGCGGCCCAGCCGGTTCTTTACCCCGGTCGTGGTCGATCTGGCCGGCGTGAAGGTCAAGCCGGGAGCGCGACCCATCCTGAAGGAGCACGATCCGGCGCAGATCGTCGGCCACACCGAAGAGGTCAAGGTGACCGACAGATCGATCTCCGTCTCCGGCGTGATTTCAGGCGTCGGGGAGGCCGCCCGGGAGGTCGTCCAGACCAGCGCGAACGGGTTCCCCTGGAAGCTCTCGCTGGGCGCATCGGTCGACAAGATGGTCCGCGTCGACGAAGGGGAGAAGGTGGAGGTCAACGGCCAGACGTTCAGCGGGCCCCTGCTGGTAGCCCGCAGAACAACTCTGGGCGAGATCAGTTTCGTAGCATTGGCCGCCGACGACCGGACGTCGGCCAAAGTGGCGGCTTCGGCCATGCAGGCAGAAATCGAGGTGATTGCCATGACGTTGGACGATTGGCTTAGGGCCAAGGGGTTCGATCCCGAGAATCTTACCGACAAGCAGAAGGAAAGCCTTCAGGCCATGTACGAGGCCGAGAAGGCAAGCCGCAAGGGCCCGCCGGGCGACCCTCAAGGCGACGTGAAGGCCGCTGCCGGTGATCGGGCCGCCGGTGCGGCCCAGGGCGGAGACGCCTGACTGTCCGATCCGCTTGAGCAGCTTCGGGCCAGGCATGCGGGCGAGATCGAGCGGCTGAGCGCTTTGGACAAGATCTGCGCCGGCCACCCGGAGATCCACGTCAAGGCCGTGCGCGAAGGGTGGAGCAAGGAACGCGCGGAGCTGGAGGTCCTGCGTGCCTCGCGACCTCGGGGTCCGGCCATCCACTCCGAGAACGGCACCGAGCGCTCTGCCGAAAGCATCGAGGCCGCGCTGTGTCTTTCGGCCGGCATGGATGAAAAGTGGCTCGCGGGTCACTACGACGAGCGGACCATGAACGCTGCGCTGTCGCGGCGGATGCGGGACACCACGATCCACGTCGTGATGGATTCGGTGATCCACGCGGCCGGACGCCACTATGGCGGAAGCCGGAAATCAAACGAGTTCATCCGGGCGGCCTTGGACGCAGAGCGGACGCTTCGGGCTTCAAGTGGCTTCTCCACGATGAGCCTCTCGGGAATCCTGTCGAACGTGGCCAACAAGGCGATGATCGCGGCCTACGAGGCGATCGAGACCGTCCATTCGGCCATCGCGGCCTACCGAAGCCACAGCGACTTCAAGGTCTACACCCGCTACCGGCTCGATGCCAGAGGGGCGTTCCAAAAGGTGGGACCGGACGGGGAATTGAAGCACGTCGGGCTGAGCGAGGCGAGCTACACCAACCAGCTCGACACCTGGGGCGCGATCATCGCGCTGACGCGGCAGATGATGATCAACGACGACCTCGGGGCGTTCCTGGAGATCCCCACGTTCCTGGGCCGCATGTCGGCCATCGCGGTCGAGGAAGAGGTGTTCAAGCTCCTTCTGAGCAACCCGAACAACTTCTTCTCCGCCGGCAACAACAATCTCCTGACTGGTGCCGGCTCGGCGCTTAGCATCGACGCACTGGGAGATGCCGAGAAGCTGTTCATCAACCAGGTGGACAGCAACGGAAAGCCGATCCTGGTCACCCCGCGGGTCCTCTTGGTCGGGGCGCCGCTTAAGACCCTGGCCGACGATCTGTGGAACGAAACCCAGGTGATGGTCACGACCACGGCGGACAAGCGTCGATTCGCCACCAACCCGCACAAGGGCAAGTACCGCCCGTTCGTCTCGCCGTACCTGAACAACACGGCGATTACCGACCGCAACGGCGAGCAGATCAGCGGCCAGAGCGACACGCAGTGGTACCTGTTCGCCGATGCGAACATCCGGGCCGCGATGGCCGTGGCGACCCTGAACGGCCGTCGCATCCCGACCATCGAGTCCGACGACGCGTCGTTCGACGTTCTGGGCATGCAGTGGCGGGCCTACCACGACTTCGGCGTGGGAATGGAAGACCCGGTCGCCGCCGTGAAATCGGCCGGCGCGTAGTAGCCGGTAGTTCCACAACACGAGTGCAACCCTTTCGAGGATCAGAACGATGGCACAAGCGACCTTTCGGCACGGCAACCCGCTGATGGTCGATTACACGCCCGCCTCGGACGTGTCGGCAGGCGATGTAGTTGTGGTCGGCGCGGTGCCTCATGTAGCGCACCTCGACATCGAGGCGAATAGGCTGGGCGCTCTAGCCGCCGGGGGCGGGGTGTACGACGTGACCGCCAAGGAGGCCCTGTCGGCCGGCGACAAGGTCTACTGGGACGCCGACAACAACAAGGTCACCAAGACGGCCGTGGCGGGCAAAACGTACTACTGCGTCGGTTTCATCGTGCCCGACAGCGCCGCCTCTGCGGATGGGGATACGGTGCGCGTGCAGCACTCGCCGGACGGGAGTTCGATCAGCGCGTAAGCCTACCATGGCCACGAACGTCTTCGCTAGTGCCTCTGACTGGTTGGCCAGCATGCGCGGGAAGCACGGGGCCGCCCCGGTTACGTACCGACGCGGTGCGGATGCGGTGCAGATGGATGCTCAGAAGGTCAACGTCAACGTCGAGCTCGACCGGGGCGACGGCGTAACGATCCAGGCCCAGCGCATGGACTGGATCGTGGCCGTCGAGGACCTGGTCTTCGGCGGCCAGAAGACCGAGCCGGCCGAAGGCGACCGGATCGAGCACTGGGTGGGATCGACGAAGTATACCTATGAGGTGATGCCGCTGGGAACCGAATCGCATTATCGGCCGGTCGGGCCCTACGGCACGGCCTGGCGGATTCACACCCGGCTTGTGGCGACGGAGTAGGCCCGTGAGCAGCTTGATTGCCGAGGTGGCCGACGCGGTGACGGTAGAGCTGAACGATTACCAGTTCAGCCAGACGTTCAATGCCCAGCGGAAATGGCGGGCCAAGTATGACCTGAGAGACTTGAGCACGCTGCGGGTGGCCGTGGTCCCCGGACCGTTCACCTACGAGGCGCTCGATCGGCGCAGTGACAAGGTCCAGATCGCCACCGACCTGGTCGTCCTCAAACGGGGCGACCCGGACGCCAACAGCGAAGTCGACCCGATCGTGGCCCTGGGCGGGGAGTTTTTGGCCCATTTTCGATCGAAGAACCTTTCGGCCGGCAGCCGCAATATCGTCTGCGTGGACCCGCGCATGCTGGTCAATCCGGCGGATGCGGCCGTCGATCCGGACCATCTGCACGACCACCGCACGATGGTGATCGTCATCCGGCTTACCTGGCTTGTTCGCAAATAGGAGAACCCCTGGATGGCAGGCGACAACCCCACGCTCGAAGAGCTTGGAATCCCCGGCCGTGCGGCAGGCGCGCTCAAGGCGGCCGGGCTGGAAACCCGCAGCCAGTTGGAGGCCTTCGGACTGGAGCGGATTGCCGAGGTCAAAGGGATCGGCAGCGACTACGCGGACGAGATTCGGGCCAAGGTGGCCGCGTCTTACGGCAAGCAGTCGGAGTCCGGCGAATTGGCGGACGAGTCACCGGAAGTCGGCGAACCGGCGCCGAAGGCGGCGGAGACAGCCGGGCAGCACCCGGCCGAGAAAGAACGGTTGGAGCGAGCCGCGTTAATCCT